TTCTTAACGAACAAAAAAAGTCCCCCAGCCACCGGAGTGACTGAGGGACCTGTGGTGTAGCTTGCGCCACACCTGGACAACTACACGGAGTGTAGTATCTCTATACTAGTTATTGCCGTGCTTTCAGCGAGTCTTACTCTGCCCTGTTGGCCACCCACGGCGGTGGTCGCAACTCAATTTGGCACAGGTGCAAGGACTTGAACCTTGACTTACAGTTTTGGAGACTGTCGTGCTGCCATTAACACTACACCCATTCATTATGGGGCTAAATTTGCGTCTGAACTTGTGTCATTTTGAATGCATTTTTTGAGTAAAGACACAAAGGCGTATTCAATTAGTGCTGCCTTGGTTGTTGCGGTCATATCAAGATACACTGTAGCGTCGCCGTCTTCGTGCTCTTCTATGCCTGTTACACGTATCTGAAAGTCTTCTAGCTCTTGTTGTTGTTGTTCTTCAGTCAATATTTTGCCTCCAGTAGCTCAATTAACATGTTGCAGTATTGTTTTGCTTTACGCACATCTTCTACGCCGTTTTTGTGCTTGTAGCGCGCAGCGTATTTGATGATGTTGCCTGCATAGTAGTCTTCGGCAATGCCTAGTGACTCCATGAACTCTGCGGGCTCAATGCCGCCTACGTTGTAGTGTGCAGGCTTTACAATGTTGTCTGTTTGCATTTGTGCCTGTTGCTCTCTTTCTTGTTGGTGCTGTCGTGACAGCCAAGTGTCTGTACTTTCATACAGTGCCTTTTCTGCTGTTCTCTGCTCATCTAGACAGATGCCAAAGGTGGTTGCCATAGTATTACTTCCTTTTTTTCTTGGTCCCAGTCAGAGGCTCTCAAAATGCGTGCTAAGCGCGCTTGAGTTAACGCCTCATGCTCTGTTAGTCCTGCAGCTTCATAGGCTGAGACTACGTTAGACCAATCGAGTGTTTGTAAGATTGACTCTGCTTTTTTGGGACCTACGCCAGGACAACCTTTGTAACCGTCAGTTACATCGCCCGTTAGCGCTTGTGTAAGAAAAGCACGATCAGCTTGCTCTTCGGAAATATCGTGAAGCTCGCCTAGCCTGTATGTACGCCCGGGTATAGACAACAAGTCCTTGTCATCAGATACGATAATCGGGTTTTTGTGCTGGCCAGATGTTGCCAATATGCCTAGTACGTCATCTGCTTCAAGATTGTCGACACACTTGTTTGGATACAAGCTTTCAATGTGCTCTCGCAGTCTTTTGTATGCGAGTGGCTTTCGTGTCTTTTTGCGGTTGCTTTTGTAGTCTTGTGACACTTGTTTGCGGAAGTTATCATGTCCACTGAAAGCAAATATGGCAGTGATGCCATCTAGTTCCTCCGTTAGATTTTTTATGTAATCAGCAAAGCTATCGGTGCAGTCACTGAAGCGGCTGTGCAACGTGTGGATCTCATCGTCCCACTGTATTTCTTGTTCGTGACCTACAGTGACTTGAAAAACCACCATGTCACCATCGATGAGTAGTGTGTTATTCTTCGACATACTCACCTCGCATAACATCCTCTAAGAATGTCAGACCATCGCTTGTGATCTTCCATAAGTTTGTCCAAGTTTCGTCTTGCATGTGAGTTGAGATCAAACCGCAGCACGCAAGCATTGCTACTGCATCTGCGTTTTCTCGTGCAAAATCACTTTTGGTTGTGAAGCCTTCAAAGTGAGCTTTTGCCAATGTTTCTAGCGCGACAGCATCAGCTTCAGTGGGTTGTTGCCCAACTGCTTCCAATACTGTATTCGGCGTCAATTCTGCATCTGAAGTTGAAGCTTTCGCCTGCCTCTTCTGCGCTTCTTCGAATGATATTACCGACATTTTCGGCTATGTCCTCTCTACAGGCCACTTGCACTTCATCATGTACCCATGCGCAGAAGACGTAATCCTCCTGCCATCCGTGCTTAAAGCCTGATTTCGTTAGATTTTGTCTTGCTAAAATTAGCCATTTTTTTGCGATAAGCGCGCCGGCAGACTGCAGAAGCAGATTAACAGCGCTGTGGCTGCTGCGAGCGTGCAGTTTGCGTTTGTCGAGACCAAGAAGATACTTACGTGTCTCAACGGTGTCTTCAACTGCACTGCGCAAGCGCTTGATCGCAGGAATAGCGGTAAAGAACTTTTCTCGGATTTTACGTCCTTCAGTTCTTCCTTTTCCGATTACCTCACCTAGCTTTTGGTCACCTGCTCCGTAGATCAAGCTGTATATAAAGCGTTTTGCAGCATCGCGATCAGGAAGACCTGCAGCATGCTGGTTCTTGGTGTGTATGTCTCCATTTAGCACCTCGCCAGAATATTCTCCTCCGTCCCAAGTATGCATAAAATGTGCGAGGCATCTGAGCTCGAGACCTGACAAGTCGCAACCGACCAAGGACCACCCAGCGGGCACTGTAAATAATCCACGTATTTCTTTACCGTAAGGCAACCGCATGCTTGGCACTTGTGCAATGTTTGGTGCAAAGTGGGTCGCTCGTCCTGAAACTGCGCCATTGGGAATATATCTCCCTCGTATGTGGTTGTTTTTGTCGACCAGTTTGAGATAGCCTTGATTTCCCTCAGCAAGCATCGCAATGCGTTTTTCCAACATGAAATATTCACCTAGGAGCTTTGCCTCTGGGTAATCGAGCTGGTCGAGGATTGTTTCATCAATTTTTGCTTGTCCTGCTGGTGTCCACTCTTTTGGTTTCCAACCGTACTTGTCGGACAAACGGGCTGCAATTTGTTGTCTGCTGCTTGGATTGAATGGGACCAACTTTGTCTTCGTCTTGAGCTCAACCACAGTGGGTTCAAAAGTTTCCTCCATTAATTCGCGGATTTTGTTGCGTTTTTCGCTTAGCATGGCGTAGAGCTGCGCTGCAGAAGTGGTATCGAAAACAAAGCCTGTTTGTTCCATATCTGCGCACACTTGGGCTATTTCATGCTCAAGTTTTACAGCTTCTTCTGCGGGCTCTTGAGCCATGCAGTGCTGGTACAGCTGTACAGTTACACGCACGTCTTGTTGCATGTACTTCATCATGTCTTCATTGAATGTTTCGAAACCACCGTCATAATCATCTTTGTAATTACCAAGACGGTGACCCCAAGCCTTCAAGCTGTGCTTGCCAAACAACTTTGGGCTCATGCCTTCTGGCCGAGACACAAAGTCTTTATCTTTAATGTTTGGAAACAGCAGTCTTGAAAGCACTAGTGTGTCGATCACATCGTTGTGCTTCCACTCTGGATACACAAGCTGAATAGCCTTGATGTCGAACCCGATGATGTTGTGGCCAATGATTAGTTGATCTTTGGCAAGATCGTCTAACCCTTGTTCAATATCATCAGGTCCGAATGACTTCAGCTCTTTGGTATCGAGATCGTAGTAAGCAAGACAATGGATCTTTGTCATATTGTCCAACAGATTGTCAGACTCTAAGTCAAAGACTTTTGCCATAGTGCTCCTTAAAAAGGCACCTCTTCAAACATGTGTTCTTTGAGACGCCCTGTGTTTTGGTCGTATGTCAAAGAGCAGGCTTCACCAGTTTCACCGGTAAATCTGTTTTTGACGACACGAACTTTTGTGGTGTTTTTGTCTTCACCTTGTTGATCTCGTTCAAGACCAAGCACGATGTCGGACAATTGCCCGATGCTGTGGCTTCCTCGGAGTGAGTTAAGGCTAACTTGAAGGCCATCTTCAAAGCCTTTGTTGCCTTCTGGTCTACGCAAATGAGACACTAGAAGCATGCCTATACCTGTCTCTTCGACAAGTGTACGCAGTCGCGTCATGCACACATCTATCGCTTTACGCTCATCCGCAATATCCAGGCCACTAATAAGAATAGAAATATGATCGAGTATAATCCAAGAACACTCGAGTCCTTTGGCCAAGTAGCGTATTTTGTTAACGATATTGTCGACAGCAATGCTGCCAAAGCTATCGTAAAGATATACGCTGTCACTGCCAAAAACGTTATCGAAAGCAGACTTGAGCTCACTCTTTTTAACGTTTTGCGCGTCGATGTGGAGCAGCTTGTTAAGCTCGATACCAATAAGACCGAGCGCAGTTCTTTTGACTGACTCTTCGAGGGCAATGTAGCCAACACGTTCTCCTTTTTGAATGAGGTGGTGAGCGCATTCACGGACAAAAGCAGATTTTCCAATACCGGATCCTGCTGTCACCGTTACTAACTCCCCTTTACGCATGCCTCTTGTTTTGTCGTTGAGGCCAGCAAAGGGATAGTCAATGGCAGGTGCTGCCTCCTGCCTGCTCACTACCTCCCATAGGTCTTTGGCAGCAATAATACCGTCTGGTCTGTATTGAGGGGCGTTCCACACGGCAGACACGAGATCTTTAACTCGCCCTGCGAGCAACATTTCATTAGCGTCTTTTAGTGGAAGCTGCGCAACAAACGCACGACCTGGCTCCATGATTTCTGCACAAGCAGCCGCTGCATCTTGACCTGGCTTATCACCATCAAAACAAAACACTACTTCTTCAAAATTCTGGAGCCACTCTAGCTCTCTTCTGACAGCCTTGGGCGCGCTTTGCGCACCTTGAGGCACAGAGACTACTGGCCACTTGTTACCAAGCGCCTGAGACAATGAGAGAGCGTCTATTTCACCCTCTACTACAAAAAGCCTTTTGCCTTTTGATTGCAGATTTTGGCCAAAGAACGGAAGATTAGAGCCGTCTCCAATAACACGAAACTCTTTGTCTTTGTTTCTTGTCTTGATAGCTACTAATTTTCCGTTGCGGTAATACGGTGCTAGCTGATGAGTAGAGTTGACTCGGTACCCGAAGTGTCTCGCAGTATCTGCTGAGATACCTCGGGCTTTGAGTGCTTGTGCTTGACCTTGCGCGTATACAACTTCCGCTTCTGTACTATTCTTTGTCTGTACTTTGGTGAACGGATTTGTGCTGCTATCGGGTTCCTCTTCTTCATCTGCTACTCCATATTGCTCGCATGAAAAGCAGAATGTGTGACCGTCGTCATATAGAGCGCCTGCGTCACTAGAGCCACATTTGTTACACGGAATGTGAGTTAAAAACGACGCATTCGCTGATGAATCCTGTGTTGCCTGCATGATCTGGTGCACTCCAATCTTCTGGTTTAATTAAGTCCCAGCCTTTACTTTGCTCACGGCCTACCTTTGTGCCGCGCTCTTTCGACATGTTAGCTATATGGACTTCGTCCCATGCTTCTTGGATGTCGACACCCGCAATGGCTAGTGTGCCAAGTGCAAAGACAGTTAGGTCGATTAATGAGTCCACGACGCCTTCCGCGTCACCAGCAGCTAGTGCGGCACCATACTCAGATAGCTCTTCTTCCATCTGCTCTCCGCGGAAACATAATTTACCGAATGTTAGTGGTTCATGGTTGAAACCATATTTGGCTTGCAACGCATACACATCTCCTACAATTGTTGACATGCTTACTCCTTATGCATACGAAGCAAACGCCTTGATGAAATAGTCGGTGTCATGTTTTTTGTAGTCGTACAAAATGTTGACGCCGTATTTGCCGCTTGACGCTAGCTCATCAAAAACGTTCACAACTTCTGTTATGTCATCGAACATCTCACTGCGTGTTTGCTGAATACGCTTGTGGTCTTCAGCAGCACTTTCAGTGCGACAGAAAATAAATGTTGGCTTGTAGGCTTTGATCATTTCCTGCATCAAAGCTGCAGTGTCGTAGCTTGGACCATTTCTATAAACTAGGCCGTAAGCTGCTTCACTCATGGCAAATCGGTCAATAACAGTTGGTACTCCAGCTTGCTCTTCTAGTTTGCCGGCAGTATGACCTATAAGTCTGTGGTATGCTTCAACGTTCCATTTTGGATGGTAAGAGCAATGGAAATATTGTCCGCCTACTTCTTCGCATATGCGTTTTGCCAGAGTGGTTTTGCCGGTGCAGTCAGCACCTTCAATTATTATCATTGACTGGCCTCCGCTGTTTGTTTGCGGCAGAAATCAGGTTGTAGATGAATTTGTCTGGTGATGTAGTTGCGCAAGCAACGCTGTAAGACTTGTCTCTGTTGTTTGTGGATTTGTCTCCTAGCCAAACTCCTGCGTCTTCAAAGTGGTGCTCGTATAAGTGGAGCGAGCCCACGCGAACACATAGCTTGCCAAGACCGACAGCTACATTTTTGATCTGCCATAGAAATACTTGCATGTACTTGGCGATTGCTGAAAATGTGAAGATGTCGTAAGGCATGCCCCAGACAACATCTTGGCTGCGCATATTTACCAAAGCATTTAATTTGCCATCACGGATGATAAATTGCATGCCTGTGGTGCAAGGGATGTCTTTGCTTGGACCAGGGCGCTCTCGCCAAATGTTGATATAACAACGTCTGCTGTCATTATCGTTGGCTAGCTCGTTGGCTGCCCAACTCACTTGTTCTATTAGTTTAGGACCATAAGCGCCGTTTAGCGTAAAGCCA